GCAGTATATATTCATCCGCCATCGCAGTATATATTCATCCGCCATCGCAGTATATATTCATTCGCCATCGCAGTATATATTCCAAAGCCGGGGCAACGAGCTGCCGGCAGGAAATGCCCTTCTCAATCTGAAACGATGATAAAAGCCTCTGTTTTTTATTTACAGTCTGTTCTCTCCATGCAACCGGTGACCGTGAGCGTCTCCGCCCCTGTCATCCTATCTGTTCTGAGGGACGGAGAGCAAGATGACCGTTACAGGAAGTCCGGCAAGAACGGTCACAGGCAGCCGGCAGGAGTCATGCCGCCATCATCCGGGTTTCATTCTCCGCATTCATTCCATACGCACCCCTTGAGCCATTCCTCTGCTTTTCATCCCTGTACTTCCTTTGAGTAGCATCATTCCTCTGATATTGGTTTTAAGGGCTCCCGGAATTCGGAGAGATCGACATATATCTTTGCAGGTCAAGATAATCAAGTTGTTATAGATAAGGCTGAGTGAAAGGATGATACTGTTTCAAAAAGTGTGTCTGATAAGTCATAAAAAAGGGCCGATACTTGCGTGTCAGCCCTGAAGTTTGTAATTTAGGAGTGCCCAAACCACTAAACATACAAACTATGCACTTCACAAAAGTACAAATTTCTGAGCTCATGCGCAAGCATGCAGAGAAAGAAAATGGTCTTCACGACCTGATGGAAATCATGCTTGAAAGCATGATGGTGGCAGAACGCAGTGAATACCTTCGGGAATATCCCTCAAACAAGGGCAACGGCTATCGTCCTGGCCATGCCTATGGTCAAGGCAGGAAATTGGAATTCCGCATTCCCCGTGACCGGTACGGCAACTTCCATCCGCAGATACTGGCCATCCTGCGCGATCAGGAAGAGGAATGCGACCGTCTTACCGGGGCGTTGTATACCAAAGGTCTTACTCAGGAGCAGGTAGGCGATGTCTTCGACCAGATTTACGGCCGGCATTATTCCAAGTCCAGCATAAGCAGGATGGTAGAAAGCGTCAGAACGCAGGTGGGTTCATGGCCGGAACGCGGTCTGGAAAGCTATTACCCTGTGATGTTCGTAGACTGCGTGCACATCAAGATCCACCGCAAACGTTCGGTATCCAGTGAGGCGTTCTATGTTGCATTGGCCGTTACAGATGAAGGCCGGCGCGACGTGTTGGGTATATTCAATATTCCTACAGAGAGCGCAACAGGATGAGGTGATATCTTTGACACTTTAAAAGAAAGGGGCGTCCAAAGGATCGGGCTTATGGTTGCAGACGGTATTAAGGGGCTTGATGTCGTTGTAGGGGAAAAATTCCCCGGGACGCCGCTTCAGAGATGCGTAACACATCTAAAACGCAATATGTTGGCTAAGGTCAGTCATGGTGACAAGGGTGCCTTGGCTTCTGATCTGCGTGACATGTTCCGTACCGGAAACGTGATTACACCATTGAGATGGTATGGAAGAAATGGCAGGATATGTGTGAGAAGTGGGGAAAGGACTACCAGACATTCAAACTCATGCGTGACAACGCCGACTACAAGGCTTACATGACTTACTTGAACCATGCCCCGGAAATTCAGTCCATGATATACACCACCAACCGGATCGGGCGTCTGAATCGGGACTTCAGGAGAGTGACAGGAATGCGTACGGCCATGCCTACCGAAGAATCGGTACTGACGCTCATGGGCAGTGTCGCCATGGAACACAAGGCTTTTGACCGGCTGCTGCCCAACATAACCTGCGACAAGACTCTGTTTCCTGACTGATGGGATAGGTCTTTTAGCAGAAAGGCCTGCCTGAAAGCAAAAAAGGAGTCGCCACCATGACGACTCCCGGACAGTTCTTGTTATCTGTATGGGCGTAGCCATGTCGCTGACGGGTCGCTCCCCGGCAGAGCCCGTTCTTCGTCTGGCTACAACATAAAATTAGCTTTTTTGATATGAAATACAAAATTGTATATTAACTTTGCATCATCACTTCTAAGACAAACTGGCCTCAGACGCACTCTGTGAAACACTACCTTAAGAAAATGGTTATTTCGAAAAACAATACTCAACAATTAAAAAATTCAGACATAACACTTATAAGGGTCGTATCTTATTACGCAAATTGATACGACCCTTTTCTAATCTTTTGTTATGGTCAACAGTGACATGGTATTGGTCACAACTTACATTTTATATGATATAAGAATGCCAAAATATAATCCTACCATCTTTTGTTTAAAAAGCTATCGTAAAATTGTTCTACGAGCAAATATATAAGAACAATGGGATATGTCCATAACTTTTGCTATTAAAATACTTCCTATAACACAAAGTATAATGGTAAAAAGAGCATGCAAAATACCAGTATTATCGAAACCAAAATACATTACTGTGTATTTAGAAAGCATTGTAAATATTGGGTGAAAGATGTATATCGGCAATGTGTTTCTACCTATATATAATAACATATTACATATTTTTTTATTGCTACTATAATCCGCAAAACGAAATGTTCTGGCATTTCAGAACAAGATGTTCCTTTCCCAAAACGAAACGTATCTCTTAAACTCTTTTTTTCTGTTCATCACATACAATAAAAAAAGCACCGAAAAATGTATTTCTTCGATGCTTTTTATTGTATTATTTATTGCATAATTCGCAAAAAATCACTAACTTTATAGCATATAAACAGGGCGTTATACTTTGTTGTAACGCTGTTCTGATGTCATTATAACGGCATTACATCATGCAGCAGTATCTGTGTGTGGTTCATTATTATGCTTATACAGCATCATGTCTGTATATCCAGCGTTATAATTCATGTGTGCATTGAATTCAGATTTTACACAACCTTCGAAAGGGTCTCCCAGCGTCCGGTTTTTACCCATCCATTCACATAGTTCCACGATGGATGATTTATTTGATGTAAAGTACACAAATGAATGTCCATTCAGAACGGTCAGCACATCAAGGTAATCAGACAGCCTCCAATACATTGAGTAGGTTGTAACATCTGTGCTTAGATAAGGTGGATCTACCAAAAACACGACACCAGGTTTATCCTTGTATTCATTAAATATTTCTCGATAGTCTTTACAGGTTATCTCCAATCCTTCCAGATAGTCATTACATAGGGAATAATCAGCCTTACGTATATTATTGTAAAGTACTTCTTTGCGCATTCCGTCAAGGCTCATTTTGTATTTCATGGAAAACATAAGGGAAGACGATATTGTTATAAAATCCACATATCCCCATTCTTTTTCTTCCAGTTCAATACGTTTGTATATTCTTTCTCGTGCTTCCCCTGTAATCGGCTTGTGTCTTGGCACACCCTTCGCTATCTCTCTGAAATCCGATAGTAACAGATTCGTGCGTGGTATGTTCTTCAGCCTTTTACGGTAATTATCAAAGTCATTATATATCACCTTTGCATCCGGGCGCATCCGTTTCGTTATATGTGAAAGTAATCCGGAGCCACCGAACAAATCAACAAATATGGTACAGTCACCAAAATGCTCCAAAACTTTAATATATTCTCGTGCAAACATGCGTTTTTGTCCGACAAATGGAAGCGGTGCGGACATATACAGTTTTCTTTTCATACGTTCAGCTCAAATTTAATGTCCGCCTTACCGTTCAGAAGTTCGCGGGTCTTCTCCTCATTGTTTTCATAGATATGCACATTACCCAAATACAAGGTTATTGACTTCAAAGGTAGTTCTATTTGTCGCGACATAAGATACAAGTGATAAATATCAGCTGGTAGTCCAAGATTAGCATCGGAACTTCGTTGGTATGCCGACAAGACCAAACACCCATCCTCAATCTGGAACTGTACCAGACTAAGACATGGGGCTTGATTACTTTCTACACCGGTTGCACCCAAAAACAACACATAGTTCTTGCTATTGCGCTTTTCCGCATTGATTTTTTCAATGAGCGGTGGTAGCTTTTCAAAATAGGTAGGATAACTGTTAACTAACGTGTGGCCACAATAATCCCACCAAGTAATTCCCGCTTCTTGGTATTTTTTCACATCACGTTCCCCTTGCATGAATAGATTTAATTCATCTTTCAGCTTTTTACGTGCAATACCATGTCCTTCAAAAATATCAAGCAAATCTGCCGGGGTCATGCAAATCTGTTCGTTCAGCAGGTAGCATATTCTGCCTTTCTTATTTTCCTGTGCTTTTCCTTCAGAAAGTATTTTTGTCAAAATACGATAATTCTTGTTCATGTTTACCTCCTTTGTTTATGATATACAAAGGTAGGCTGACGGCACATTATCGTCACAACATATTATAAACATTACACTGCAAATGGTTTGCAGTCACTTTGAAATCGTTTCAAAAGGCCGTAAACTTTCCTTTCACTTACTGCATACTTCTCAGAAAGAGCGGCAACAATATAAGAGACCTTTTCACCCTGTTGGTACATATCCACATAGTCTGAATACAAGTCTATATATTGGGCATCATCAAGACGTATCCCAGCCTTCTGTAACTTTTTAAGGAGTTCCCGATTGAAGTTTATTAGTTCAAATACTTTCATATTCTCATTTTTTTTGTACCTTTGCAAACATCTCACTTACATACACACATATAAATAAAAAAATAGCCACAAGTACGGCCAAGGGTATTTGCCCCCGGCTGCGCACTTGTGGCGTATATGTGTTAATATGTAGGTGAGATGACTATTAACAGGCCGGGGCTTTTTTATCCCTCCCCCGTAGGGATCATCATTTAACCAGCATCATACAAAGCCAAGTCCAACGCATCCTTCTTCTTCCATCCTTCAGACAAGGCATCCTGTATATGCTTCATTACCTTCATATAGAAGTCCTGGAGTTCGTCAACGGTTTCAAACGTCCGATAACTCGGAGAATCATCCGTGCCAAACTTAAATGTCACGGGCAGGTTCTGGCCGTCCGTCTGCACGGCAAGGTCGTAGGCCGCCTTATAGTTGAACTGGTTCTCGCTTGACAGCCACACAGGTTGTCCCTCATATTCAAAGCCGGACAGGATACGTTCGTCTGTTTCGGCATTATACCATTCGGACACCAACGACCGTACTTCTTCCGCATTTGGCTTGTGATCAAGCTCCTCTTCCATATAAGAAGCCGATCCGTCCTCGTTCGTTTTCACGTCCCAACGGACGCGCCACTTATTTTTTACCGGGTTCGTGCATTCCAGCAGCGCTACACCGGCACTTCCTTCTACTTGTTTCATAACCTAACTGAATACATACTTCGTTCGTCCTTTCCCGAAACTTTCCGTCTTGATGGTCGTTTCAAACGGGAAACCGTCGGGCAGTTCCCTTATTTGCGCGAGAATGTTCTTCATCTCCGCACTATTCGTGAAAAACTTGCGCGCCTCGCCGTTCACTTCGATAGAAACGATGCAGCGGTCGTCGCCCTGTTCTGCCTTAATACCTGTCTCGAAATCCTTGACTACGATAGGCAGGTTCACCAGCTCCCGGATGCTTACCACAGTGCCGGGAAATCGCTTCTTGCCGTCCTCGGGCTTGTAAGCGACGTTCAAGTCTTTAAAACTTCTCATTTCTTTGCCTGTTAATTTTTTAAACAACTTATTGCAGTCGGCGTGTTTCGTCATGCCGTAGAAACTGACAATCAGTTCCCGCCGTCTTTTTCTCGATTTTACCTCGTGCATCTTCCGGGCAAACTTCTGCTTGATACGTTTCCGCAATCTCACATAGTCAGGACGGATAACATAGCCAAGGAAATCAATGCCTTCTTCTACAGGAAACACCCGTTCATTCGGCTTGATCTCCAAGTCTATTTTCTCCATTTGCCCGTGAATAACATCACGAATCTTCCACAATTCCGCTTTCGTTTTGGCGAGTACCAGTCCGTCATCGCAATAGCGATAGTAATAACGAACCCCGTACTTATCCTTCAGATAGTGGTCTAAAAATACAGACAGAAGCAGGTTGCCTGCTCCCTGTGAGCTGCGCAGTCCGAAGCTGATACCCTCCGGCAGCATTGTCACGAACCGCTCCAGCAGCACCAACAGCCTTTCGTCCTTGAATATCCTGCGGAAGCACCACATCACAAAATCCTGCCGCACATTGTCGTAGAACCTGAGGATGTCAAACTTGTAGGCATACAGCGTGCCTTCCGGGTCTTTTTGCAGATCGGTACGTATGCAGTTCATCAGATCATGAGTGCCACGGCGTTTAATGCTGGCTCCGGTAGTCCGGATATAGCGTTTCTGCAGGTGACGGTCCACCACGTTCATTACGGCATATACCGCGATGCGGTCATACATGGATAAAATCTGCAGGGTACGTTTTTTGCCATACTCCTCGATTTCTCTTTCATGGTATCCGCCAAGCTGAAATGAACCGCTTGCAATGGCCTCCGTCAATTTGACGATAACTTGCTCCCTATGGGCAAGCAGATACCGTCCTTGCGTTGACCTTTTACGATCCGTTCCGCGCAGTACGGCATCGAAAGCCTCCGACATATTGGAGTATTCGATGATTTCCTCTATGATATATCCTTCCCTGCGCATACGGTTCTGCTGTTGGTTTATAATACGGAAGATAAGGGCCTTCCTTTCCCCGGGCCTGACTTCTTCGAACTGATAACAGCCTACCAAACTCCACCCGACGCGTGATTTTTCAGCTTTCCGCCTTACTGACCGATAAGGCCATGCGCTGTTGCTGTGGCTTACCTCCCTCGGCACCGCATTGGGGACACGTCCCCTGTGCTGTACGCCGATTACTTGATTTCCAGACGCGAGCCGACATTCGTGTTCGCATTCGTAGCATCGTTATTCGCATTCGCATTCGACACACCGCCATTCGCGTTCGCATTGTTGTACCCGCGATAGACCACACGGCCTATTGGGAGACGCCGCCTTTCTGTTACAAAGGTAAGCAATATCTGCCCAAATCAAGCAAAAATGCTACAGTATCAGCCCAATAAGGCACAAGTTGGCCGTTTTTCAAAAAAAATCGACCGGCTTCGCCGGGAATCTTCTTTCAATACGATCACGCTTTAACGCTTTGGCTTACGCTTTTTCGCTTAACAACTTATACGCCACGACGCTCGACGCTTTGACGAGTTTTCCGCGGAAGGCCAGACGCGAGCCGACATTCGTGCTCGCATCCGTAGCATCGTTAGCCGCATGCGCATACGACACACCGCCATTCGCGCTCGCACTGTAGTACCCGCGATAGACCACACGGCCTGATGATGTTGAAATGAAATACTTGTCACAATAATATGTCGACGAGGATCCGTTTACGTTTCCTACAGAAATAACATCCATAAATTTACCGTGTGCCACGGCTGTCGTCCACTGGTCACTGCTGGTACGGCCTTTGACAAAACGGGTTGTTCCGTCAGGCATCCAGATGCGCCATTTCCCACTGTTACCGCTGTCATTTGGCAAATCCACCCCGTCCATCATATCATATTTGTGACCATAAATGTCCTCATATCCAAGGCAACAGATATTGTTCACCTGTATCACGGACCGTTCACCATATACATCGCTTGTCTTATACCAGGCATACTGATGCACGACCCCGCCAATGAGCGAGTTCGTCACCCCTGGATCGATGCCGCTGGCTTCCTCGTAACCGATGGTATCCGTCATGCCATAGGACGCCGTTCCTCCGGTTGTGCGGTTGTTCGTGTCCTGCCCGGCGCCGCACTGCTCCTGACTGTCCCGGCGGCCGTATGCAGCATAGAACAGGTTGGCGATGCGGAAATGCATCAAGGCATCTATCTGCTGCATCCCCCTTAGCAGACTGTAGTAATGGAAATCAGGCCAGTTCACATTGGAAGCAGTACTCCCACTTGTAATGCAGGCCCGGAGTTTCGTGCCGACAATACTACTGCCGACAACGGCACAGAGGTGCTCGTCATTGGCAACCCAGTCCGGTTCCATGTCCTCAATCTTGTCGCTGATGCTTAAAACTACACAGTCAAATTCTGCCGTGTTCAGGATTGAGAAATACAGGAAGGCTGCTCTTTCCGGCACATCGCAGACAAGATACATACCGGCCTCGAACTTGCATGATAGCGTCGGTACGACAACAGAACTGACAATAGAGCCGTCGGCAGCGACAAACAGCGAGCCGACGAGGTTCGTGCCGGGAACGCTTGGGAAACGGACACGCTTGTAGCCAGAGACGGCCACCTTGCAGACGGAATAGGTACTGTCAGTGCCGTAGGAGTTATCGAGCGTATCCTTGCCGGTCATGATCTTACGGCCGGACTGAAACCCTCCGCTACCCTTGATGTCGTCAAGGCTCAGGACGTCCACGTCCGGACATTCCGGCATATCTTCGGGACCGTTGGAACTGTAACAGCTGTAATGTTTTCCGCCAAGATAGTCATTGATGCCCTTGCTCCAGAAGAACGGTTCGTACATCATCCAATCACCTTCGGTTCCGTCCAACTTAGCTGGAGTTCCGTCCGCATACTTGTTGCTGTCCGCGTCATCCAGGGGATAATAGGTCATTTCGCCGTCCGTATTATTCACGGACGTGGTCGTGTTTGCGATGTTTACCTGACGGGAGGTCGGCATCTTGGTGACCTTGGCCAGGACACGGTGACGCTGGCCTAATATGGCCGTGATATGACCGCTCGGAACATAAGTGTTTCCGTATTTGTATCCGGTTTCATTGTCGAGGTTGCTGATATTGGCATCGTCTGCTACGTCGTCATCGAACTCTATCATCGTATATTCCGGCTGGCGGATGTTCAGTTCGTCAAATCGCTCCACATATTTTTGATACTCCTCCTCGTCCAGATACTTTGTCAGCTGGTACGTGCCGACGAGCTTGCACCGCGTGTTCGTGGTGTTGCCGGATGCGTCGAAGCCACCCAGACCAGCTTCGTACCACTGTCTCAGGTCGCTGCCGTCACCTTCCAGTTCCAGGCCGGTGATGCGCACGTACTTCAACTTGCCGCCAAGGGAATACAGTTCCTTGAACACGGCAAGCCCGTCTATCTGCGCACAGTTATCTATCCAGATGCCCGTCAGGTTCCGCTTGTTGTCAAACGTTATCGCACTCCACGTGAGATACTGCATCGAGCGAAGGGTGAGCGTCTGGAAGTTGGCCGGAAGGTGGAGCTTGGTCACCGCCGCACCTTCTGCGAGGGTGATGGTGCTCAATGCCGTACAGCCGGACGCGTTCACTTCCTCCAGACGATTACATCCGGACAAGTCAAGGCCCGGAAGGTTGGTGTAGTTCACTACGTCCAGTTTGCGCAGCATGGGCAGCTTCGTGCCCAGCACAAGCTCTGTCAGGGCATACGTGTTGCCGCTGTTGCCAAGTATCAGCTCTTCAAGCACCGGAAGCGTGGGAAGGCTCAAGTCAGTAAATCCTCCCCACGCGGACAGGTCCAGCCTCTTCATCCATTCGCCGCCGTACAGGTGGAAGATGGTTCCGATGTTCGCTGTCTGTCCATAAGTATAACTCCATTGCTGGTCCTTCTTGACGGCAGCATGCGTCATGGTGTCACCTTCGCGTCTGAACTCGAAGTAGAAGTCACGCGCGGGAGTCGCCCTGACGGTCGCACCGGCCGCGCTGTTGCCCTTGAAAGAAATATCGGTGGCCGTATACTGTCCAGTACTGTATCTCGCGTCAAAAAGCCCCATGCGGTTTGTCACCCACCAATGGCGGTGTGACTGTCTGCTTCCCTGCATGGCTTCCAGATAGGAATACTTCACGTTGGTCACGCTTCCGTCGTTGTTCACCTCAACGCCCTGAGTCTTCGGCTGCACGTACTTATTCTGCGCATCAAGGTTGTATATACGTTCACAGAACTTCGCGCTCTGTTCGTCGTCGAACATGTTGAAGATCGTCGAGTTCGTCATCTTCTCTCGGATACGCTTGTAGGCAGCAGCAAGCTCGTCGGGGAACTGCTCGCGCAGGTTTTTCCAAAGGACGCTGTCATGTCCGGCGTAGGCGTACACGGTCTTGTCTTCCGTTGAAAGCTCCGGGTCGGTCGTGTTCTCGTCCACGTCCCAGGAATATTTCAGACGGCCGTCGTTGCGCACGCCGAGGATGGTATCGCAGTCGTAGAATATCATGTAGGCAAGCGTCTTGTCCTTGTCCGGGTCATACCAGAAGGCCATCATCATATTCTTCACGCGCTGATCGACGCACCCCATGATGTCCGTGAACATGTAATAGTCGCACAGGTAGTCGACATCGAACCAGTCGGCAAGCTCCGCCTTGAACTTCGCGCCGTTGTCCTTCGTGCTCTTTACCCACTTAACCAGGGGTTCGAGGTATTTCGGCTTCCGGGTTCCCGCCTCGTACTCCGCGTTGATGTCATCATCATCCGGAAATCTCGCCTCAAAGACCTTCATCCAGTTCGGTGTGCCGTCCTCGCCCTTCGTGTCGAAGTCATCGTCAAGGAACATGCCCATCGGATAGTCATTGTTCAGAAACTCCCAGCACTCTGTCGGGTTAACGCCGCCGAACTTCTCGGTCACCCAAGCCTGGTCGTGATATCCGGGTATGTCACAAAAACCAAATACGGCCTCCGTGCTCTTGTCGTTATTGAAATTGAATTTCCCGAGGAACTGTGGAGTCTCGTCTAAGGAACCGCGATAGAACAGGTAGCACGGCTCACCGTCAATGGTTGTGCGCACATCGTACTGATAACTTTCATCACAGTGCTCCTGCGGCGGTGTAAGCTCACCGGCGGCCGTCAGGATGTTCTGTACCAGCTTGGCCATACCGGTATTATGCGAGCTGGAACTTTCGGCAAAGTCAGCTTTGAGACAGAAGCAGTCAACCGGGGCAGCTTCCTTATTAGACTTACTAGCCGGACGGAAGGAGTATTTGGCCGTTTCCTGTAATGTGCCTCCCACGCCCTGCTCGTCACAGCCCAGGTACAGGTCACCGGCCACCTTGGACGCATTCTTGAAATAAATGCGGTAGTTCTTTATCGGATAAGCAAGGGACGAAGTACCCTGCAGGCGGATGCAGCCTCCGACACAACGAAAATTCAATGCCTGGTTGCCCTTCACCACACAAAGCATCTCGTCCACGTCATATTTAGGGTCCTTGTCGTTATTGACAGCCGCCTGGAGGACAGTAGGAACTCCGTTGTCCTGCCGTCCGGTGATGATGATATACCGCATCCCGTCGGGCACGCTGTCCACGGTTACATTTCCGTTCTCGTCGATGACATCGTTGCTCTCATAAAGTGAGAGCATCTTATCGGAGCTGTCCTGGTCTATCATATAGGTATCAAGCACCTGTGAGTCGCTCAGGTAGGTGTCGTATGCCCTCATCAAATACACGTCCGTCGTCGCGCCATCTGCACCAAGTTCTATGTATGCAGGGCTCGTCTGGTATATGCTGTCGGAAGAGGCACGCTGCACGGAGCCGGACATGATGCCGTTGATGTACAGGTACACCATCGCCGTGTTCAGCTTCTCGTAGTCGCTTGAACCATCAACACTCTCTGGGAATGACACGAAAGCCACCTCGTACACCTCGCCTGATGCCATCTTCATGGACAGCTCACTTTTGCCCCTTGTCACCATGCGGGCCTCCTGCGCGGTGATCACAAAACCGGTACCGGACGCGTCCACACACTTGATGACTTCCGCGTCCTCATCGACGACCTCGCTCACCTTGAACTTTATCACGAAGGCCATCGCGTTAGTCACGCTCTGCTCCGGCTGTTCCAGCGGTCTGTGCCGGATGGTGGCCCTTGCCGTATCCGTCAGGCGTAGGGCCTCGCCTGTCCAGCCGTCGCCACCCCACTTGAAGCCTTCGAACACGGTCTGAATGCCGTTATAACTCCATTCTTCACGGTTGACGTCGCTGTTGCTTCTGCCCTGTGCTGTCAGCTTGAGTGTCATGCCGTCTGTCGGCTCGCTGATGTTAAGATCGCTCTTGGAGGCAACGAGGCGGAAATTATAGGTTGTCACGCCGACCACGATACGGCATTGCTGCTCGCCGTATTCCGATGCCCGCAGCGTCAGGTTCTGTACCGTGAAAGGAACGGATGCGGATGATGCAAGGGTCCCTCCGATATAGACGTCCGCCCTTGTCGGGGTCTCTCGCGGATTGTAGGCCGCATACTGGAGCGTGTAGCTGTCGTACTGCTTGGCCTGGATATAGGGTGTTGTCCCTTTTTCTATGACCGTACCGTCTGCATAGTCGAACCTTGCGGATACGACAGGAATGTTGTTCCCGGCTTCACGGATTCCCACGGCGAAAAGGATGCTGTTGGACTTGATGACGCTTCCGTCCGACAGTTCCAGCTCCACCACGAGCTGCACCGTGTGGGTACCGTGCGCCAGATTCGTGGTCGATATGCTGAAGCTGCCATTGGCCGTTGAGCTGGTGATGCTCCGGTCTTCCGTGTCGGTACCGTCCACGTAACAGCGCAGGGTCTTCGTTCCGGCACCGCTCAGTGCATAAGGAACGGACAGCGCCTGACCGCGTGCCACGGCTGTGGAAATGCTGAACGAACTGCTCAGGGTGAGCTGCACCACGTTGATGCTCCAGGTCACCTGGGCAACCTGCATCTCCGCGCCTTCGCCTACTTCCACACGTACACGCACCGTGTTTGTACCCACGCCCATGTATTTAGTGACATCCACCGTATTGGTACTTCCTGCAGATATGTTTCCTGTTAAAGTATTGGAGTTCGCGCCTTGTGTGACAGTTACGGTAACCTTTGCGGGGTTTCCCGTGCTTTCGCCCGTCGCGGTGTCTGTCTGATCGTATGTGTAGGTCAGTTTCACCTCGTCGCCGGACTTGACGGTCTTGTTCGGGGTGACACGTGTCAGCACGACCTTGGTCGTGGCGACGGTTCCTCCGCCACCTCCCGTGAACATGTCACTCGTGCTGATCACATCGCCGGCCTCGTTCAGAAGGCTCAGCGAATAGGCCTTATCCGATCCCTCGCCGATCTCATTCAGCTGGAGGGCGGTTCCGTAGACAGAAGTCTTCTCGTTCATTTTGGCGGCCACAGCTTTGCCGCTCACCGGATTCGTCGAGTTCTCGTTCACCGATTGGTCAACCTCCATCACCGGAATGTCCAGGCTTACCACGCCTTGGCCATCCGGGGCCAGCTCATCCGTGGCTGTGCCTTTCGTAACCCGGATTTTCTTGATGGCGTCACCGCCTCCGTAACGATTCCAGGCTGACGGGGTCAGGAAAGACGAGATGTCCGTACCTTCAAAACGGTAATCCAGCCATTTGCCGGCGGATACCTCAAAGGTGATCACCATGCCGGGCTTGCTGTCATCATCTATGTCTGCGTCGGACAGGGCTGCTACGGCAGTATCCTTGGTATAATAGCCTGAACCGAGGGGATGCAGCTGTGTGACATTGTAGAATCCGCTGCCGGAACCTCCACCACTGGCTTTTACCAAGTCACCCTCCTCCTCGCTCCAGACGTACAGTGTGTCACCACAGATATATGTTTTGTCCTTCAACACTGCACTGCGTGTATTGTCCAGAAACATGTCAGGGGATAAAATGCCGGATACGGACCAGCTGTTGTAAAGCTGGCCGCCCACGCTGTAGGCGAACATCTTCTTGCCGGTTACATATACCACGCTTCCACCTGCCTGCTCGGTCGTCTGTGACAATATGGTGCCGTTTTCCACAAAGCCGGCGAATCGGGCCGAAGCACCGTTCATGGCGGCCTTGGCCGTATTCTCGTATTGCGTGGCAGCCTGCTGGGCCTTCTCTGCCGCATCGTTGGCTGTAGACGCTGCGGCATTGGCCTCATTCTTGGCTTCCGTGGCCATTCCTGCTGCTGTACTGGCGGATTCTGCAGCGGCGTTGGCGGATTCTGCAGCGGCATTGGCGGTGGCCGCCGCATCCGTCGCCGGTTTCTGAAGCAATGAAACGGGTACAGATACAAGTTTCTCGTCCTTAACTGCAGGAAGTGAGTTGACACCGTTTAGTGATGTAACCTCTTCCAAATCTCGTACACCCTGGCTCTCCGCCTTGATCGCGTTGAGCACCTGTTGTATGTCCTGTTGTGATATTGCCATAATTATCCCTCTATTAGTTCATATATCTGTCCGTAGCCTCCCGCTGTCAGGCATTCGCCACATACTTCCTTAATAAGCGTGGCTTCCTCCGTGGTAATGTCCAATGTTCCATTGTCTTGGATGATACGCTGGCAAAGGACATAAGCCTTGAACTTGTCCTCGCGAGATACGGGCTTATCCTTACCGTAATTGAACAGTGCCTCCGCTACGGCGGAAGCGATATTTTGTCCGGCAAGCTCTCGGCCGTCGTAAGATCTGAATTTCCTGTTAAAATTAACTTTCATATTTTCTTCATTTATAGGTTGTTATTCTTTCGTGTATCCGACGATTATCCCGCCCCTAACGATGAGGCGGATACTGTCCAAGTCCGGATTTTGAGCCGCGCCGTCTCCCCAGTCAACACCTTTGTAATAGGTGATGGTTCCGTTAGAATTGCGTTGGGTTATGTATCTGAATTCCTTGGATGCGCAGTAATCGCTGTCCAGTTCGCCCCTCACACTCGTGTTACCGACGAAGAATCCCGCGTAGGTCATTCCGATTTCCGGATATGTCAATGATCCGGATGAGGCATATATGGCTGCTCCCCCAGCGTTCGCCCCGACAGATTTAATTCCGAAGCGTCCCGTTGTCGCAGCGTTGAAAGCTACGTCCACGACACCGTCGGAATCAGATGTCGACGCCCCTAACTTCAGCGACCGGGAATCTCCTCCAAAATAATCGTTGGCCTTCCAGCACAGTCTTCCACTTTCAATCGTGAACCCTCCCACCCTTGCTCCATCGGCATCTATGCGATTCACTTTTATATAGTCGGTGTTCAAATAACCGCCTACAATGATGGTGCTTCCAAGTTGGGCGGCCTCGACCGCATTCTCATAGGCGAGGGAGCCCAGCTTGGAGGTATCAGCTTTCCCATTAATGGTATCCTGCAAGGATGTATTCAGGGAATCGAATGTAACGGCACCCTTCAGGTTTATCTGATCGGCGCGTATCTGCGCCTTTGAAATGATGTTTCCAACTTCGTCCGCTGTCACAAAAACGGATATGTCAGCCTGATGTACCAGCCCGTTACTGTCGACCTCTTGGGAGAACATAGCTGCGAAATTGGAAGTAGTGACCAGTCCCGAACGGTTCTTGAGAGATCCATCCTCGTTGAAGTATTCGGACATCAGTTTGTTGTACTTCGCAGTAGTGACAATGCTTGATTCTTCTAAGACATTACCGTCCTTGTCGAAATTGGCAGCTGCTATCTTCACCAGCTTATCCGACTGCTCAAACAGGGTCTTGTATTTATATGCCAAGGCTTCCACACGGTCTGTGCTCAGCACCAACATGTACAGGTATATCTCACCGGTAAAAGACAGCTTGAAGTCGCCGGTACCGTTCCACAGACCGCTGTGGTTGAACATCTGATATCCCTCCGTCACGCCCAGTTCGCCATCGTAGGAGAACTCGTTGAAGTTCTCGAACCCGGTTTTGTCCAAGCCCTCGAACTTGATGGTCAGCCGTCCGGCTTTTGCTACGCGGTAGAAGAAACTCAGATAGACAGCCTCCGGCTTCTTCTGGCCCTCCTCATTTGTATCGTTGTATTCAGGAATATGCCTGAAGTTCTCATGTTTCTGCAGGATATATTTGTTCTTGATATATACGGCAGTACGCCCGTCATCGGTCTTTACACAAGCATAGTCGGTCTTGTCGGACAAAGGTGCGCCGTTCGCCCAAATCCATCTACTGCCAAGCAGAAAGAATGTGGCCTCATTTTCAGTGTCCCACTTGTTCATGCCGTCCCCGAAAGAGGCATTGTCCAGATAACTCTTGTCTTCGGTGAAGTCCTTGCGCAACCCCTCCACTGCAGCATTTATCTTACCCTCGGTTATCTCAAACCGTGTCAGGATGTCCTCGCCGGTAGTCAGGACGAACGTTCCCATCAGGTACACGTTGTCACCGTATAGGCCGTTCCCGTGCGGCTGGTTGTCTGTCGGAAACCGACTGTCACTGATACCGTCCAGATTACCAAGGCGAACGCGCAAACAGTCGTTGAAGTTCTTGGCGCTCACGCCGTCCAACACGTCCACACGCGGCTGACCGTCCTCGGTGGCAGCAATGGAGATGAGGTTCTGGCGCAGTCGGTTTTGCGTGTTTCCCATCAACACACATTCGTCGCCTTCCTTCGGCTCCACGCCACTAAACTCGCTCACGGGTACAGTGATGCCATTCCCGTCCGAGGCGGATACTTCAACCCAATAACCGCGTAAGGATGCGCCGGTGAACTCCGCGCAACGCATCAGGTCGTGAGCCGCGAACTCGTTTTCCTGCTCGAAGGTGATCCTGTAGTTGTCGCCGTCCTTGGTGACGGTCTTTATCTTTCCGTTGGCCGCGCTGACCACCAGCTGGCCGCCCACGCTGCGTACCTTCTCTATCAGCAGTTCCAGGGCCACCAATGTCTGCCGGATGGTCACCTTGTCTATCGTCAGGTTGCTCAGTCCGGTCAGTGTGTCCATCCACAGCTGCCAGCCCTCGCCGGTCATACCGTCCACGAACTTCACCGAACGCAACAGCTCCCGGACGACAGCAGTCAGCCATTCGGCGTTGCCGTCGCCGTCCACCGCCGCGCCGCTCTCCCCGGCCTTGTACTTGCCGAAGTCCGCGCCTTTCAGGAAATGGATTCTCTCCTGCGCCGTGTCCTCGCGCAGCCTGCTCAGGGCTTCCTTCAACGTCCGGCGCGCCGAGAACACGTTGTTGTCGGTCGGATAGGTGTTGTCCCAGCTGCGTATCAGGTCAGGAAAGCTCCCCGACGTGGCGGTCTTCACGTAGTTCTTCGCGTCTGTGATGCTGTCGCCTATGGCCTCCATCGCGCCGGTGCTCGTCGCGTCGCAGACCTCGATATCCATCTGTGAGGGAAGGTTCACCTTCCGTGTGACCTTGGTGATACGGCTACTCCGGAAACCGGTTCCCGGAAAGTACTTGTCGCTTTCCAACCGAACGCGCCGGCCCACGTACAGGTCGATGGCATGTTCTTCTACGTACACATGGTCGGTCGGTGCTTTGTAACGGCTCACGTCGATGGCGTGCTCTTCGTTGTACTTGTCCACCGCTTCCTTGAACTCCTGCTCGGCCAGCGGATAGTATTCGTCCGGCATGCGGATGTTCCACAGGATGTACTTGTCGCCGGGCTTCGGGCAGAGCGTGTCGTTCGGAAGCTGCGTATCGTCGTCATACGGCCATATCGTTATCAGTTCGAACTCGTGCGTGCCACTATTGTAATTGCACTCGAAATAGTAGGTGCCGTCCTCCTCATCTCCAAGTCCCGCCAGTTCCGATCCCTCCTGGAACGATATGCGTTTCACCTTTTCGCCGATCTCGTAGTTGTTCGGGTCAAACCCCAGGCTGTTGTCCTTGAAATAGAATATGGTGAATGGGTTACCTTCCTCATCCTTTACTTCTTCACTGCGCACCGAGCTTACGGTGCCGATACGTTTGGGATAGATGTCGGAAAAGGCGGCAGCTTCATAATGGTGCCATATGCCATACTTCTCTACGTTCACGTCCACGTGCTTCACGCCACCGGGCAATTGAAGACGGCTGTGCCCGTATTTTTCAGGATCAATGTTCTTGCTGCTGCCTACAGGGTACAGACGGGTGTAGAACTTGGTGTTGTCGGCCATATCGCATTCCAAACCTGTCAACCCCTTGCCGTAGGACAGAGATACCTCTTCACCACGCTCGCACCGGCACACGTTCACCGTCTGCCCCTCGCACCACCATTCGGCACGGTTCCCGACTTTTTCCGCCACTTCTTTCAGTGCCTCGTCACAGTATTTACCTTCATAGTCGATAACGATGTTTTCCGTGCCTACCACCGTGCCGACCTTCCAATCGGTGGTGTTGTCCATTCCGTTATTAATACTTCTTACAATCAAGGCCACATGCTCTCTCGGAGGGGCGGTCAATGTGAATACCGGTTCGTCTGCACCGTCCGTATTGTTAAGTACAAGGAAACGTTTCAGCAGGCTTTCTATACCATACAGTTTCACGTCGTATTTCCATTCCTGCTCCGACACCTGTTCCGGCTTGTACTGCTCCATAAGCCAGTACCGTTCTCCCTGGAAGTCGGTATAGTCGTTCACCTCCAGCGCGATGTGTTCGAACAATGTAAAACTTAGGGTGAGCACGTTGTCACCCTGCAGTTCCTTCACCTGCGTTGAATTGTCATCGCAGGGTACCTGTGTCTTGGCTGTGCCGTCATTTCCGTATATTGTTATCATAATGCCGTTCTAACCGCGTTTTAATTGTCGTGCAAGCGAGTGTCAAAGAGCTTGCTCGTTTTGGCCGAGCGCAGCCGACAATCAGCTTGCTAATGTCTTTCAGATAGCCGGTGTTGGTTCCCTGAAGGTCACATAAAACCGGCTGGCCTGTTTCCCTACCTGCCAGAGGTAGGTTAGAGGCTCGTAGTCGCTCGATTCCTTGTAGAATACATGCAATGTCATATCCAAATCAGGAAAGCTGATGTCCAGCCAGCCGTCATCACCCTGTTTCAGAAAAGCGATGAAAGCCTTGTACTGCGACAGCCATCTCTCCCGCGTGTCCGCGTACAGCGCAAAGTACAGCTTCACGTCGCGCGCCTGGTTCCTCACCTCCAGCTCGGACGAGTATTTCTCTCCGTCCTCCTCTCGGATGTCCACTGCCACGTGGGTCTTGGTCTTCGACGGGGCCATGATGGCTTTCAGGTTGTTACGGTCGCCACGTTTCTTCTCCACCAGGAAAGCGCCGTATGCCTTCCAGATGTCCGTGCCGTTGATGAGCACCTTGCCTGAGAGTATCGCGTCCATTGCCATAGTCACTTCATTTTAAGTCCGTCCCTAATTATCTTTTTTATGTCATCCTTGATTTCGCCCAAATGCTTTGCGCTGTTCCCGGTATTCTCCTCGATGCGCTGCAGGTGGTCAACGGCTGTGCCCATCTGCGCGGACACGTCTTGAATCTGCTCATCCATGCTGGCCCAATGCATAAGTCCGGAGGTGAACATACCTTCCAGTTTTGTACCTTGCTCTTGGCTCATAGCATTAAAGCTCCCCGACTTGCCTGTCTGTGTCGTGCCGCCGCTGTCTGTGTCGATGAACCCGGCCTGGATCATCGCATCGCGCCAATCTACACCTTTTTCCGCTATCGCCTCATTCATCTTTCGTATCGTCTCAATCTCGTCCTCGTTCAAACCGTCTGGAGCCGCATCTGCAATGTAGTCGTATAGTGCCTTGATGTCGTCCTGCAGCACCTCGTTTACGAATGCTTCCGTCAGAGCGTCCGATATCGTATTATTGATGAAGTCTGCAAAATCCTCTGTCGTGCTCTCAGCATCTTTCAGCATCTCCTTGTACTTGTTAAGGAAACCGTCCCATGTGTAGCCCGTTAACTTCTCGTTTAGCGCATCTGTCAGCTCTTTCAATGTGCCGGCACGTTCAATATATTCGTCCACTTCGTCTTTCGGATTTTTATGTCCATCACCACTGAACAACTGCTGCCACTCTGCAGGATTACTGTCACGGAGTAGCTGCATCTGCTCAGGAGTTAAGCTCCACAAATCACCAGTGTTTGCCACTGTGATGTTAAAGCCATTTCGCCGCAGCGTCTCCGTAAAAGTCTCCCAGCCTTCCCAGTCATTTCCAGGGGCGTACGAGTTGAAGCTCCCTTTACCGCCCAGTCCAAGGAAACCGTAGCCTGTGTTCGTCCACGCTGATGCTAAATTCTTTATTATCTCGCGTTGGTTATTTTCCCATTCCAACTCCGCTTCACGTGCATCGTTGTAGTAGTCTATGCTTTCCTTGTTCGTTGTGTCACCTTTGCCAATACGCTCGGTCAATCCATCAATACTTTCTTTCAAATATTCGTTGCTCTCCGTCAGGCGGTTCACTGTCTCCATGACTTCCTTGTCGTTGCCACCGAGCCACGAACCCAGCCCTCCAAAAGTCAGCGTGTCGAGGATATTCCCGACACCATTGACAACAGACTGCAGTGGCTTGGTTATGAAGCCACCGCTGAAAATGTCGTCAAGAACACCGCCGACGGAACCGAGAACAGTGTCTATAAGGTTCGACACAATACCTCCGACGCCATCCTTCGCCAGCATGTCCAGTACGCCGAGGATGGCTGATATGATTTCACCGGCAAGCCCGGAGTCTCCCAACGCAGCCGTAAGGGTGTTGGCAGCTTCACTGTCTTTCCCAAGCAATGATTGGAATCCTTTTGCAAGGGCGTTGCCTGCCTTTTCAGTCACCTTTCCTCCGAATAGCTTGTCAAGTTGCATTGTACCATTACCAATGCCCTGCAGGCTATCGGAAGAAAGCCCGCGCAGTCCGGCGGCGAGATTCTCGAACATGCTCTTGGCCTTCAATGCGGATGAATTCAGGTTTGATGTTGCGCCTTGTACCTGCGAGCCAAAGGCATTGACCTGTTCGGATGCGTCCATATATGCTGCCTTTGTTTCATCAACTGCTACCTGCGTGGCCTGTATCATGCCGCTGTTCCCGCTACGGACGGCGGCGTCATGCGCTTGTTGAGCGTTTACATAATCCGCCTCGGCTTTCCGAGCGGCTTCAACTGCTGCCGTATATTCCTGCATGGCCGACTGGTAGGTCTTTATGTCATCTGAGACATGTTTGAATATGTCACTGTCCCAAACGGCATTTGACTGCTCCAGCCTGTTGATGAGCTCATACAGTGTTTTCTGTTCGCCTATGTCCGACTGCTTGAATGTATCGCTTTGCGCAATGGCCTTCAGCCTGTCGATGGTCGGCTTGAGCTGCTCCTTGAACATCGTGCCGAACTCTCCGAAAACGCTTCCCCAGTCTATATCCTGCCTTATGGCGTTTATCTCGATCTGTTGCAACAAGCGGTCTCTTTCGGCGGTGAGGGACAGGCGTTCCCCCTTTGTCTGGGCCTTATTTATCTTTTCTGCATATTCTTCGGCAATGGCGAGTTTCTGCTGTTGGTACGTGCCGTACTCTTTCAGATAGTCGCGCATAGTCCTTACCTCGGCAAGGTAAACTTCGTTTGTCCGCCGTTGCTGCTCCTTGGCCGCGTTATCACGCGCTGTCTGCAAGGCGTCCTGTTGTTGCCGCGTAAGGCCGTCTGTAAGTCCGGATGTCCCAGCCTCCTTGTTCTTTTTCCTGAACTCGGCTTCCTGACGGTTGATTTCGTCAAGTCTCTTCTTATAGTCGTTGTCGATTTCCCTAAGTTTCTTTTCTGTGCCTTCCTGCATCAAGGCTGTCTCGTCGTCCTGATTCTGTCGCTGCAGCATGAGAAGGTCTTTATCCAGCTCCTCCTGTACTCTTTTGCGTTCATCGACTGTCTGTTTGACATCTGTACCATTCTTGGATGATTGCTTATCATATGGTTTAAGGCCGAGGCTGTCATATACGGCCTGTTCCGCGTCGGTTTGCTGTCTAATGCCTTCCGTGGCTCTACTAACCACACTGTCCAGCTGGCGTTTTGCCTCCTCGTTATTTTTCTTCAGACGGTCGGCCGCCTCACGGCTGCGTTGTGCGTTAATCCTCGCGGCCCCGGCAGCCGTAAGCGTAAAACTTACTACTGTCTGCGACGATATTGTCGTATAGTCGACCCCCTTCTTAAGGTTCCTCAGCTCTTCTGGGACTATACCTGTCGAAGTCCAGTTTTGGCCGGCATGTATGGTTTTGTAATAACCTCCTCCCGACACGGTGGAATTGTTGTATTCCGTCTGTTTGATATACCTTTGAGTCGCGTCCGTTATCTCCTGCTCGTAGGCGGCGGCCTTTGCCCTTGCCACAAGTGCGTTGACGACAGCATCAGTGTTTCTTACAAATAGGTTTTCTGCGTCTGTGACGCCGTTTACCGAGAATCCGAGTTCGTGGAATGCGTCCTGGTTGTCTGTGATGAACTTCTTTTTCGCGTTCATATTGTCACCCAGGGCATTGTATTCCCGGACCAGCCGTTGGTACGCGGCAATATTCTCGCCGGCAGTCGTGGCGACGCTGTTGCGCCAATCCTCGTTCAGCTTACTGATATATGCGTTGAATTCCTCCTGCGCCTTGCGCGTATTTTCCAGCGCATCCTTTGCGGTAAACAGACCTTTCACCCAGTCAACGATTTCGTCACCGTACATCACAAGTAGCATGATGCCTGTCGTCAGGGCCGTCTGCCAAGAAAACAACGAGGAGAGCACCTGTTTCCATACGGGCGTGGCTTTCTGGCCGCTGGCCGTCAGGGCCTCGTACTCCCTGCGGGCACGGGCCAGCTCGTCAGTGAACACCGGCAGGTTGTTCGAGATGGCCAGGAAGAACATCTGCGGGCCCATGGCCAGTGAGGGCATCTCCCGGGCTATCTGTTGGATACTCATATGAAGACCGTTATACTGTTTTATGGCCTGTTCAGTACCACGAGGAATGGTATCTGTATTTTCTGCCGTTTCGTCCAACGCCTTCAATTGAGTCTGCAACTCATTTATCTTTGCTTCCACTTGTTCTATGGCTGCAATGTTCTTGCTTTGGTCAAGATCTGGATTTGCCTCTTCGCCTGCCTTTTTCATAGCCGCAAGCTGTACGTTGAGTGCACCGATAGCAGTATCAAGGATACGCACACGTTCTGTAGTACTGGTGGCCTTGTCCATCAGCATATCCAAATTGCGTTGCATTCCTTCAAGACCCGTACTAAAGCGATCTTTCAATAATATCTCTATTTCTACCGGTTTCGTTGCCATTCTATTTCTTCAGGTTGCTTTGGAAAAATCCTACAATGTCTTTCGCCTCATCCTCCGCGCTTTTCTCTTCTTTCTTTTTGCGGACATAACGCGGAGCGTCGGCAAGCATCATGATAAGGGTCTGGTAGTTCACGCCCTCCAGGATGTAACCCACGCTCCATCCTGTTGCACTGGCTACCTGCCAGACAAATCCGAAGGGGCTATGGGAGGGCTCGTAGACCGTCTTTAACTCCCCATCTTTCTTTGGCTCAGTCTCAGCTTCATCGGATTCGTCCGCTCTGCTGATCTGATAATACTCATAAAAGGGTCAGTACCTAAAAGCAGCACGAAGTTCTGCATCGCCGCCTCCATATAGGCAGGCTCCATGAATTGGCGCACCCACCATGCAGTCAGTCCCACAAAAAGATGTCGGCTCCACCAGCCACGGCACAGGGTGTAGGCAATCATTCTACTCACAGCCTTACCATGTACGGCAATGAAGGACATCTCTTCGTCCTTGGTGAACTTCTTCATTTCAGCCGCAGACACGCCCAAAGATATATAAACCTTTGACAGTCGTATCAGTCCACCCAAACGAGGACGACGCATTACTATACGTAGCTTCAACGGCTTCTTTCTGAATGGTATTCGTACTTCTTTTAAGGGGACGGACACGCCCCTGTCTAACAAGGCGGCCGCCCCCTCATGCTGAATAATACGTTCTGTATCCTTGTCCATACGTTATTCCTCTGCTGTGTCGTTGATTTCGTAAGGAGCGGTGTCCGGTTCCTCGGGCTTGTTCACCTTCAGCTGGCATTCCAACTTAGACACTTCGGTCAGCGTCAGCTTGCCGCCCAGGTTGGCCATGATGGTGCCGTTGGGTATCTTCATCGTCTGGCCGCTCACGAACTGGATCTCCCACGGGCCGCGCAGCTCCACGAGGTCGGTCGGGGCCTTCCAGCCGGTGTAGCTGCCCGTGCTGCCCACCAGCGTGCCGCCAAGCACGGCCTGGATGTTCTCATAGTCCAGCTGGATGAGATTGAACGTCGGCGCTATGGTCGCGTTCTTGTTGGCCAGTGTCAGCACCGGAGCGTCCGGTACCTGCTCGGCTTCCACGTCCGTGCTCTCCGGCTTCGTGCCGCCCCAATCCCAGCTGCCTTTCTCGATGTAGCCGATTGGCTTGCTGTTGAACTTTACAACGGCTATGCCGTATATGAATTTCTTAGTTGCCATTTCTCTTTCGTTTTTGAATGAATATTGTGATTAAAACCCCTGCCAGTATTCCAGCCCCGAAACCGTAGAAAAACGTTTTAACGGGGTTCGAACGCTGTTTTCTTTCCTCTTCGTACAGCTCGGCCATCTCCTCGTAGCGTTCCTGCCATGCGGAGCTTGTACGCTCGTAGTATTCCGCCAGGAGCTGCAGGCTGTCGCAGCTCGCGTACACGGTTATCACGTCCCTGTCACGGCTCACCGATACGCTTGCCTGCCCGCTCTTGCCGCTGTACTGCGCCTGCGGAGGCAGCCTCAGAAGGCTGTCAGCCGGTATCGCCAGACTCACCTCCGACTTCGGCACCGTCTCCGTCCACACCAGGCGGACTTCGTTCCTCATGCTGTCCGCCGCCGTCTTCACGGCTTCCGTCCGGGTCGACTCCCGCGTCGTCTTTCGGCTGCTCGCGCATCCCGTTAAGCACAGGGCAGTCGTCATGATGCCTGCAGCTGTTAGCGCGGTCAATAGCCTTGCGCAAACGCGCCATCTCGCGCTTTGTCGCCTGCAGGTCTTTCCTTGTCGCATTAAGTTCATCTTTTAATGGTTCCACAATGTTGTCCACAAGCACCTGGGTGGCGTGCTCAGCGTTGTCTATCCGCACCGTTTCGGCGTCGGCCTTGGCCTTCTCCGCCTCTGCCAGCTTTTTCTTCACAGTCGCCCTCAGCGTCAGCAGGCCTGTAAGGGCCGTGACAAGGCCGCCACCCAGCACGAAGTTCATTATCTCGCTGAGTCCCATGTCGTCATCCTCCTATTGCTCTATTCCTATTGTCTTCAGCCACTCCGGCACATCGAAGCTCGGGCAGGCCTTTGCCGCCAGCTGGTTATGCCCTACAACCGGGATGGAGGGGAAACGCCGGTGGAAGTCTTTCACGTAAGCCTCCATCGCCTTCTTCTGCGCCGGGGTACGGGTGTCCTTGGGGGTCTTGCCGTCAGCGGCAACGCCGCCGACGTACACAACGTGCCGGGATGTGGTGTTGTACCCTTTTGCCCCGTTGGTAATCTCCCAGGGATCTACCTGTGCGTCCTCGTTGTTGTCCACCAGGCGTTCCACCTTTCCGTCCAGGTGTATCATGTCCGTATAGCCGACCTGCTTCCACCCGCGGCCACCCTTGCTCACCGGGTCGGTGTGCCAGTGGCGGATGTCTGCCGCGCTCACTTCGCGGCCTTCAGGAGTGGCCGTGCAGTGCAATACCAAACGTTTCAACTGTGCCATAGTTTACTCACTTTTGGCCGTTTGGGTTATCGTTATCTTCGCCGTCTTGCTGTTGTTGGACTGCAAGGTCAATGTCAGGGTTCCGCTTTTCTGCTCACCTTCATTGGCTTCTGCCGAAATGGTCACGGTATTGCCTTTCTTGCTTACTTTGAAGCCTTCAGGGGTCGCACCCACCGTATATGCGCCGCTTGCCGTCACTGTCACGTTCTGGCTGCCACCCTCAGCCGGGATTGTCACGGTAGTCGGGTCTGCCGTGATGCTGCCGTCCGACGATGCCTGATAACCGCTGCGGATTGCCACACCGGCATCCGCTTTCTTGAACATGCAGATGAAGTAGTGCCTGAAGTTGATCTTGTTGCGCTGGTATTCCGGGTCGGTCGATGCCTCGCTGTAATACATCTTGGTAGAGCCGGTGGCCTTGAACACACGCGGTACATAGAAGGCGAACGAGCATTGGAATTCCCCGGCTTCAGCCAAGGCACCGACAGCTTTCTTCTTGCCGGCAACGGTATAGAGCGGAGTATTCCCGAACTCATAGATGTCGAAACCGTACAGGCGGCCTATCCGGCCTTCCGTCTGGTTCAGGTTGTACTGCTCCTTGAACTTCTGGTCTGCCATCAACAAGTCGTTTACATGGTCACTGCACAATACCAGGCGACGCTTGTCTGCCGGTACACGCAACTTGTCCAATGCGGCTTTCAGGCGCACGATGTCACCAGGCACAAGGCGCAGACGCCCCGTGTCGGCATCACGCTCGCCGGTCGTTACCAATACCGGAGTGGTGTCCGTATTTTCCGTAGGGCACAGCGCATGGGCTGCCTTCGCAAACTTGGCGTCATTGATGGCATTCGAATGGCTCTCCTTCACACGGCTCATCTTGTCGTAGCTGATGGCATACAGCTCATCGTCCGTGATGGGGGTCACCTTCGTCTGGAACTTGTCAAGCTCGATGGCGATGTCCGCATCGTCCAAAGCCTGCAACGGGATTGGGTAGGTCGTGTTGTTAATCAGCACTTCCGGGTCAACTCCCACATCTACCAGGTGGATGATGTCATTGTTCACTAAGGACGAGCTGTCAGGTATGCCGTCCAGCCAAGTGCCTTCCAGCAGGCCGCGCAGAACCTTCACCAGCTCGCCCGTCCAGATTTCCTTATACACTCCGGCACGCAGCACGCCCTGGGGCATGATGCCGCCGAACAGGACGGCCACGGCATTCATGCCGGCCGCACCGATGGCCGGGGAAATGCCGGCCGCCATTGCCAGCAAGCCGCCTGTCATGCAGTTGAACAGGACAGCAGCCAGCACCATCATGATTTTCTTGTTCATTGTCATTGTCTTTATCAGGTTTCACATTCAGATTTCACACTCCATGCCGTACTCCGCCTTGTACAGGCGCTTGTATTCGTCCGGCTGTTTCTCGCGCATTTCTTCCAGTTTATCCGACGGAACTTCACTCAATTTCTTATAAGTGGCCGGCGTTGCGGTTGATGCGCCTCCCGGATGTCCGATTACCGCGCTCAGCTTCACCTGCGGCGACATGGCACCGAAAGTGCTTTCCAGGTCTTCCACTCCGATTTTCTTGCCAAGCTCGATGAACTGCTGTTTCTTGTCCTCACCGATACGCTTTTCCGCGATGGCCTTTTCCACCGCCGCCGTGATACATCCGAGCTGTAGCGTCTCGTTTTCTTTGCGGAGCTTGTCCGCATCTTCCTTGGAGGCTTTCAGTTCCGAGAGCTTCGCACTGATGGCCGCCTCGTCAGCCGTTTCCGGCAGGCCCAACTGGAGGGCCAGCATTTTCTGATCCATAACTTTTTGTTTTTGGGGTTTGTTGTTCAACAATGGCAGGAGGCATTCGCCGTCCTTGCCGAGATTTATCACCGTGCCGTCCCTTTTCAGGACGATGGCATCGTCATTGGCACCTATGTCCACCAGCGACACCTCGAACAGCTTGCTCTTCGTCACCGTCGGCCGGGTCTGCCCCTGCACGAGGTGCTCCTTTGCGTCGCTCAGTTCCAGGATGTCTATCCCGGCACTGACCATGCGCAAGCTGCCGAACTCATACTGTTTCTTGCACCGCTTCGACAGTTCGCTGGCCTCGTCAAAGACCAGCTCGCCGGTCACTTCGCCGTTCTCGGACTTCAGGTCTTTCACATAGCCGATTACGTTGCCGCGCTCGTGCATGTAAAGCAGCACGGGGTTCCGGCAGTACTGCTCCACGTTCATGCCTGCGGTCAGCACACGGGAGCCGTAGCTGTTCAGGCTGTCGTTTGAAATTCTTACTCGTCTTGCACTCATTTTGTTTTCGCGTTTTGCGTTTTACGCTGCAACTGTCGTGCAAGTGAGGGCAGAGCCAAACTCGTTTGGATTATGCCGAACGCAGCCGACAGTCGCGTTTTTGACTGCAACTGTCGTGCAAGTGAGGGCAGAGCCAAACTCGTTTGGATTATGCCGAACGCAGCCGACAGTCGCGTTTTTGACTGCAACTGTCGTGCAAGTGAGGGCAGAGCCAAACTCGTTTGGATTATGCCGAACGCAGCCGACAGTCGCGTTTTTGACTGCAATATTACACCGCAAAGGGCTGACCGCCAAAAAAGTGTGAAACGGTTGCACACTTCTATGCAACCGTTTCCTATTTTTTTGGCGTTCGGCCCGAAACGCCGCATCTTTGCCGTAAGATACGCACGCATTCAAGATTTTACCAGATATGAAGAAAGCAGATATTGAGAAGAAGAAGTCGCTCGGCAGGGCATTGTACCTTTCCGGGATGGAGCAGACCGAGATTGCCGACAAGATAGGCATATCGCGCGTCACCGTCTCCAAATGGTGCTCCGCCGAGGGATGGAAGGAGGCGAGGGCGGCCAAGAGCATCACACGCCCGGAACTGGTCAACAAGCTGTTGCTGACCATTGACAAACTTATCGAACAGGTGAACGCATCCAATGACGCCAACCTCATCGCCGGGCTCGGCGACAAGCTGGCCAAGCTGTCGTCGGTCATCGAGAAGCTCGACAAGAAGGCCAACGTGGTGGATGCCATCGAGGTGTTCATGGCCTTTTCCAAGTGGCTGGAGCACCGGGCGCAGACCGACCCCGAACTCACGCCCGACCTCATCAAGGCCATCAACAAGTATCAGGACAAGTATATAGTCGAAAGCATGGGCGCAAGTCTGGGGAGGTAATTTATGGCTACTCAAGCGGAAATAAAACAAAGGTATGCGGAATGGCAGGAGCATTGTAAGCACATCCAGTCCATCACCGATACAGCACTGCTGGCAAGGGAAACGCCGGTGGAAAAGGACAGGCGCATCCGCCGCCTGCAGAAGGACTATGCGTCATTCTGCGAATACTATTTCCCGCACTTCCTGCAACTGCGCGACAAGGTGACGGGCGAGGTCGTCCGCACCATACACAACGCGCCGTTCCACAACACGGCGGCCGCCAAGGTCAAGAGTACCCCGAACCTGAAGGCGGTGTTCAAGTGGCCGCGCGGACATGCCAAGTCCACACATTTCGACATCTTCATGCCGCTCTGGCTGATGTTCCAGCCCAAACGGCTCATCAACTTCATGGTCGTGGTCGGCAAAAGCGAGGACAGTGCCATCCGCCTGCTTTCGGACATTCAGGCCGAACTGGAATACAACGCCCGCATCATCGCCGATTTCGGCGAGCAAAAAAGTGTGGGCGACTGGCAGGAAGGCGAATTCACCTCGCAGTCCGGCGTGAAGTTCCTGGCCTGCGGACGCGGGCAGTCACCTCGTGGTCTGCGTGAGCGCGAGGCGCGTCCGGACTATATTGTAATCGACGACCTTGACGATGACGAACTTTGCCGCAACGAGAAACGCGTCAAGGACCTCACGGATTGGGTAAAGGAAGCCCTATTCGGTGCGTTGGATGTAGGACGTGGCCGTTTCATTATGGTAGGGAACCTCATATCCAAGACCTCCGTACTGGCCAATATTGCATCCACCAAAGGCGTATATGTGTCCGAAATAAAAGCCGTGGACAGGGATGGCAATCCAGTATGGAAAGAGAAATGGACAAAAGAAGAGGCGCAGGAATACCGTGATTTCGTGGGCTACCGGGCGTGGGAGAAGGAGATGATGCACAACCCCATTAAAGACGGCAGCATCTTCCGGCATGACTGGATACGTTTCAAGAAGGTGCTGCCACTCGAAAAGTATGACCAACTTGTGTGCTACACCGACCCCTCGTTCAAGTCCACCACGGCCAACGACTACAAGGCATCGCGCCTGTGGGGAAAGACCGGTTCCGAACTCCACCTTATTGACTGTTATGTGCGACAGGACACCGTGACCGGCATGGTGCGGTGGCTCTACGACCTCTACGAACGGACGCGCGACAGGGCGGCCGTGCTCTTCTTCATGGAGGCCAACTTCATGCAGGACATCATCCTCGACGAGTTCACCGAGGAGGGCAAGCGCCGAGGCTACCAGTTGCCCATCACGCCGGATGTCCGCAAGAAGCCGGACAAGCTCCAGCGCATCGAGGCAGTGTCGCCCTTATGGGAGCGCGGATTCGTTTGGTACAACGAGGCGTTGAAGGATACCCCGGATATGCAGGTCGGCATAGAACAGACGCTTGCCCTGGAACGTGGCAGCCGTGTACATGATGATGCTCCGGATGCTGACGAAGGGGCTATCTGGATCCTCCAGAAACACACAAGACAACAGATTTACAAACCGAGGCTCGGCATGAGACGCCACACCTCAAAAAACAGCTGGTGATATGTTCAGACTTATAAAGGATTTGATTTTCGCATGGCGCTACAAGCGTGCCGTGAAAAAGGCCGTGGAACTTTCAAAACTCTATGGCATGAAGTTTTATGTTATCTGTCTCAACGGCAAAATCAAAATTGTGCCGAAGAGGGCAATCAGGGATTTAGTGGCGCGCCGACGCTTCCGTAAGGGCGTGACGGTGCAGGACATTGAGAAACGTGCGCTGTTCGTAACGCACTGAAAGGAGGTACTTATGTTCATTACAGATGAGGATTATAAAGTGGTCATCGGAGAAAACGCATTGAAGGTGGTTTCACAAGTCAGTACGGAGAACCGTACCAATGCCGAAATGGAGGCGCAGGAGGAAATTGCCGGATACTTGCGCCCGAAATATGACTGCACAGCCATATTCTCCGCTGAAGGGGATGTACGCAATAAGCTCGTGGTCATGTACTGCTGCGACATCGCGCTCTATCACATGGCGGCATCCCTGCCGCAGAAGATGGGCATGGAGATACGCAAGGAGCGGTACGAAAGGGCCGTCAAGTGGTTGGAGGGCGTGCAGGCCGGGAAGATTGTGCCGGATCTGCCGGTCGTCCTGGACGAGGACGGGGAACCGGTAAACGGCACGTTCATCTATGGCTGCCAGAAGAAACAACGTTATAATTGGTGAGCAAATGAGAGCAGAGACAAAATTCATTTTGGCTATGCCGAGTGCAGCCAACAATCAACAAAGTTAATTGGTGAGCAAATGAGAGCAGAGACAAAATTCATTTTGGCTATGCCGAGTGCAGCCAACAATCAACAAAGTTAACTGGTAAGGATATGGGAATATGGGAAGGAATCAGGCAGTATTTCAACGGTCATGATGACCGGGTACTGCATACGAAATACGGCGAATTCAACCTCGCCAAGGAAGGCGACCGCAGGAAGGTTCGGAAGATGGTCGTCAACCTCCAGCGCACTACCGACGCGCTCACGCGCAAGGATATTCAAGACTGGCGCAACGCCTGGCAGATGGCCATCAACGTGGACAGCCCCAACCGCAAGCCACTTTACGACATCTACCGGGACGTGGACGCTGACCTGCACCTATCCGGATGCATCGAGCAGCGTAAGGGGTTCGTCATGTCGCGTTCGTTCAAGATTGTCGGTACCGACGGAAAGGAGGTGGAGGAAGCGGCACACTACTTCAACCAGGCATGGTTCCGACAGCTGATGAAGCTGTCGCTCGATTCGGTCTATTGGGGCCACTCGCTCATCGAGCTGGGCGACATCGTTGCCGATGGTGACGGCTGCATCTGCTACGATGGGGTGAGGCTCATACCGCGCAAGCATGTCATACCCGAATACGGCCGTGTCGTCACCGACCTCGGACAGGACTGGACAACAGGACTTGAGTATCGCCGGGCTCCGTTCTCGGACTGGCTCATCGAGGCGGGGCAACCGGATGACCTCGGGCTGTTCCTCAAGGCGGCCACACAGACCATACCGAAGAAGAACGCCCTGGCATTCTGGGATACCTTCGCGGAGATTTTCGGCATGCCCATGCGCATCGCAAAGACCACCACGCGCGATGAGAAAGAACTGGCCAAGATGGAACGCATGATGGACAGCATGGGCGCAAGCCTCTGGGGCGTGTTCCAGGAAGGCACGGAGATTGAGGTCGTGGAAAGCACCAGGGGCGACGCCTTCAACGTGTACGACAAGCGTGTGGACAGGGCGAACTCCGAACTGTCCAAACTCATCATCGGCCAGACTATGACAATCGAGGACGGCTCCAGTCTGTCCCAGTCGCAGACACACCTTGAGGTATTCGAGAACCTTGTGGAGAGCGACCGCACTATGCTGGCCGACATCGTGAACAACCAGCTTATACCGCGCATGGTTAAACACGGTTTCCCCATAAAGGGCCTTCGCTTTGAATGGGACGACTCGGTGGACTATACACCGGAACAGCAGGTGGCCTTCGAGAAGATGGTCTCTGACCGCTATGAGGTCGATCCGAAATATTTTGCGGAAAAGTACAACATGCCGGTCGGAGAAAGACGCAACATACAGACTTCTATGACCGGGAAGGAGGATGAAGCGGATGAGGACAAAAAACGGCAAAAGAACGCACGCCCTTTTTTCGATTGAGCCCCGATGATTATTCGGGGCTGCACGGCCGCTATGAGGCATTGCTTGGCGACAGCGGGACATTGGCTTCTGATGACCCTATCGCACCAAACCTGCGTGAAAAGCTCAAAGAGGCGTTCAAGGTCATGATGCGTGCACTTTATAAGGAGGAGGGCGCGTCGCTACGTATCGGCATACTGGCCGAACCGGCCGCACAGGAATTCATCGGGGCGCACACAGACGCGCTCGACTCTTCATTCCACAAGGTGGAGATGTCTGACATCATGCGCCAAAGGCTCAGCCGCTCCAACTACGTCTTTTCAGGCATGAAGGCGTTCCATGAGCTGAACGAGGCGTTCCCCTCCCTGCTGGATGAGAACGGCAATAGAAAGACATTCGAACGCTTCTTGAAAGACGTGCAAAGGATTGATGCCGCCTACAACTCGAACTACCTGCGCTCGGAGTTCAACTTTGTGCAGGCTTCGGCGGAAATGGCGGCCAAGTGGGAGGGGTTCATGCAGGACGGCGACCGATACTACCTGCAATACCGAACGGCGCACGACAACAAAGTCCGTCCGGAACATGCCGTATTGCATGGTGTCACCTTGCCTATCACAGACTCGTTCTGGGAAGAATACTACCCGCCAAACGGATGGAATTGCCGTTGTACTGTAGTCCAGGTGCGCAAGTCGCGTTATCCGGCTACACCGCACGACGAGGCAATGGCACTCGGAGAGGAAGCCCTGCAGTATGATACGAAAGGGATGTTCCGCTTCAACCCGGGCAAGCAGGAAAAGGCTGTGCCGGACTACAATCCCTACACCATCAGCCGATGCCGGGACTGTGACATTGCCAAAGGAAAGGCGAAGCTCGCCAAGGCGTTCATACCTGACAACGAGCTGTGCCAGGCGTGCCAGTTGGTACGGGAGATAGCTAAAGCCAAGGAAAGCCTCCGGCTACAGCGTAAAGAAGTCAGGAAATGGGCGAAAGAGAATCTCGCCGGAAAAACCGCACTCGTACAGGGTGTGCCAAGCCCCGTTGAGTTCACCATGACCGGCATCAAGGAAACGCTTAACCAACCGCACAAATATGTCAGGGCTAAAAACGAGGCATTACGCGACATTGTGGCACTGCTGCAAGAGGGGGAGCACGTGCTGGAAAAGGTGGATGACAAGAGAAATCCAATGGTCAACAAATACCACTACATCCGAATCACTGTTGCCGGGAAACCGTCTTTCGCCGTAATCCGTGAATTGATGGACGGCAGATGCCAGTTCTATTCCATTGTGGAGAGGCTGAAAAAGAATGAAAGCGATTAAAGCCTTCAGCGAAGGATCTGCAATCCAACCCAGTACTTTAACCGCTTTCTTTTATGCCACAAAGGTAATCATTTATTCTCAAATAAAAGAAAATTCAAAAGAAAACTTCATGAAAACAACCAAACGACAGACTTTCTACCTCGATGGCAACGTCTATTCCTACCGCATCACCAAGTCTGCCCTCCTGCGCTACGAGCAGGCATCAGGACGCAAAATCATGCTCTCTATGACGCTCACGCAAATCGTACGCGCGCTCTACTACGTCACATGCATGCTACCGTATGGCATCACGGAGCAATACATGGTCGAGGCATACCGCAAAGGCAACCTACGGACACGCAAGAACCGGGGAGAATACTCCCTGCGCGGCATACGCTCACTTCTCGTACACGCACGACGGGAACTCATCGGAATGCCAATACTCGACACATAAAAGAACAAAGAAGGTGCGCCGGTTGGGGCGGCACACCTTCTTTATCAACATATCTTGGCGTTAATCTATGCCATTCGCTTTCATCAGATTAGTTTAACTTCGTTTTGTCTATGCCGAAACAGTCGCCGTTGTTCCAATACAGCCATACATAACCGTCCGCCTGCTTCACGCTCTTGGCTAACTGGGCCTTCACATCCGGCTCCTTGTCTTTCATGGCCTCCAAGGAGGCGTAACCGTTCGCACGCGCAAAATCATCGTCCATGCGGACATAGAGCGCTCTTTCTTCGATAAGCTTGAAAAGAATCCATCGCCCCTTGAATAGGGCCTTGAATATCGTCTCTTCATGCGAACGCTTGAGGAATTTTAATGTTACAGACACTTTATCGCCACGCATTGGTACACCTCTATATTCTCAACTATGTCTTCGTGATTATGGTTGGTGTCGCTTTCCACCAGGTCAAATTCCTTAAAGGTCTCGCCCTCCATGCAGCTGAGGGCTTCGTGTATTTCCTCAAGCAGGTCGAACACTTCCAGGCTTTCTTCCTTGAACGGGCTGCCGTCGCTCACGCTGCCCGTCCAGTCCGTCACCACATGGAGGGCCACTTCCGGCTCGGCGCGGTACTCCACGCCGTTCACTATGGCGTTCCACCTGATGGGCCGGAACTCCACGAACACCGCCGGCCGTGCCCAATTCTCCTCCTGCTCGATGAATTCTACATTATGGTTCCATAAATCAATGTGCTTAATGGCACCGCCGCCGACCTCTTTCAGACGGTCGCACAGCATTTGGTATACTTCCTTTCTCATTTCCTTTCTATGCTAAAATCCATATCAAAATAATCGTTCAGATTCTCTTCAATTATCTCACGCACAATACGCTCAACTTCAGGCCCTGTACCGAGGAATCTTCGCCGGGGTATGCGAATGGTAGTCCCGGCACGTTTGAGGGCCATAAAACGCCAGAAATCGGCCTCTGTGGAAAGCTGGCGCGTCCGCTTGTCATTCCGCCGCTCACCATTCTTTTTCCGCCCGAAACTTCCGGTGGCCTCATAGTATTTGTGCCAGAAAAAACGCTTCATTTTCTCAGTCACCACTATCTCTCCTCCGTCATTGTGGATGGCTGCATACGGCAAGTCGGTGTAGAACGTGATGCTGTCATCGGTCGTCCGGCTCCGTACACTACGCCGGAGTGTGCCCGTGTCCACCAGTATCGTACCGCCCGGACGGGTCGGGCTTTTCCTTCGTGCCCAGACATCATTAAAAAAAGCCTGACGTTCGAAGTTCCTGTCAAACTCATCACCAAGCTCCACCCGGATATCAGACAAAATCCGGCGTATAATACTCTTTGTGTTCTTATCCATTCTGTTCGTTATCAAACTTAAAATATAGCTGGGTATCTTCTGGCATTTCGTTTTTGGGGTTGGCGGGGGCCTTCAATATGTTATAAAAAGTCCTCTCGCTGATACCATACACAGGATATATGTACCTCCGCCATATCTCCCTGTTCGGGATTCCCTTCTTGACGTAGAGGTCATATATCCTGTTGATGTCAGCGACACGTTTCTGATAACTTACACCGTGCCGATTCCTCATATTTTGATACTGTCAATCCATAACCTGTTCTACTTTTGGCTTATATGGACGGATGTCAAGCGTCATTTCGCAACTTACCGTCACACGGCCGCTTCCTTCACATTGCGGGCATACTTCTGTCTTTTTTATGAAGCGTCCCGAAACGAGCACGCCATTGCCGTGGCATTTACGGCAAAGGGCAATTTTGGGTGCTTTTGTTACATGATTTTTCATGCTGCGTCTTCTTTCTTTGGTTCTACATAAAAGGTCTCGTCTTGAGCTACCTGAATTCCACATTTAGCCATCTGTGGTAACATATCTTCCGTATCACGGTCAGCGAGCAGCTTGTCCTTGGCTATCTCCTCTGTCTGTCGTACATATCCGGGAAGGAACTCTTTTACCAGCTGTAATGCGCTCGCCCAGGTAAAGCCCTTCAGTGTTTTCAGTTTCGGGGTACCGGTACGGAAACCTATCACGCCGTGTGCCATCTCCAGACTTTTCTTCTTAGTGAACAGTTCTGCCTGGTTCTCTGTTGCATAGGCTTGTAATGTATCAAAGGCCTTTGCCTTTTCATCCTCAAGCTCGGCAAGTTTACTGGCATACTTTTCGCGGATCTTCGCACACTGCAGTTCGATTTCTGCCGTAATTTTCGCACTCTGGGCATCTGCTTTTGCATAGACGGCAAACGCTTCATCTGCCACTTCTCTTGTAACACCGGTGATAATCACCTTCTTTTCTCTTTTTGCCATAATCGTTTGTTTTAATGGTTTGAATTGTTTTATTCTTCTTCATAATTCTGCATCTCAGGTTCTGTATCAATCAGACAGGCCTCGTATTGGGCGTATGCCCAATCTGCAAGTTCATAAAAAAACTTTGCAACTTCTTCTTTTTCCATATTCAAGGTCGCTTCAGTTGCCCATTTTGTCAATACATTCAATGCTTGTTGAGATTTACTGTTCATATCATTTAACATTTTGGGGCGTTCGGGTCTATCAGGACATACCCTATACCGACCGCCGGTTTAACTTTCTGTTCTTGTTTTTCTTTCAAACCGCCTTTGCGCTGAATGCTGCGCAGCTTGACGGCAAGTTGTTCCAATTCCTCTGCGCTAATTTTCCTAAACGGTTTTCCGGCTATTCTGGGATGTTTGCAGAAATCATTGATACGGGCCCAATCAGTGGTATCAATACCCAACTTCTGCATCAGCTTCAGGCAGACACTCCGGCGGTAACGTAATTCTTCGCGCATTTTCTGTCGCCACTCTTCTTTCCCGGTTAATTTCTCCAAAGCATCACAACAGGTATTATATTCCTTTCGGGTCATTTCCCGCAGACTGTCCGTGCGCTTGCACGTGTACTGTAGTACAATGCTCTTTTTTAATTCTTCCCGGTCACCTCGATAGGCCAACTTGTTGAACGAGGCATAGAACCGGGCGAAATTGGTTACTTCCTGTGCCATTATAAATTAAATTGGTCTTCAAACAATACTTGAATACCACATGAACTGGCCACGTCAAGCTCCAGCTTTGCCCCTTTGCTAAGTTCCCAACCATGCAGCATATAAATAAAATCACAATCGAGCAATAGGGCAATGTCGGCACGCATGTGCTCTCTCCAGTGTGCCTCTTCCGGCAACCCGTTCTTGAACGGATTTACCGGGCTGTAGCCTTTCAGACTCAAGAAACGTTCGGCCTGACCAAATGCCTGGCGACGTTCTTCCAAATCATAATGGGCAATAGCCCCGCTGATATAAACTTTCCCGTTTCCCATATCATTCTTGTTTTGATAAGTTGTTACTTGTTTGTATAATACCGTCTTCCCACACGACATAATAGCTTCCGGCTTCACCGATGGATCGGCCTTGGCAATATGCCTTGTATCCGACCACACGTATTTTCATGTCGCATATATATTTCAGACGAGCCGCACCAGCCCCCATCGGCTGACTTTTCTTTTCCTGGCTGATCCAGATAAAACATTTTTTCGGAAATCGCTCCATCAGTTCAACCGCATGGGGATAATCCCAATCTGCAACTTGGAATGAGTCAATAATGATAAACTTTGGAGATTTAGGCTTTTTCAACCTACTAATGAGTTCATCGTATGTATCATCTGTTGCCACCCGAAACTTGCCTTGTACTTCATTCATACCCAGATACCCCATGCGCTTTTGAAAGCTCTGGTTTACCTTTTCCTCATAGCTCATATACAGTACCAGACCATAATTGCACAGTTCCTTGGCAAGCTGCATCACGAATGAACTCTTACCGCTGGCACTGGCACCGCTAATGAACCAAGATGCGTTCTCTGCCGGGAATCCAAATGGGGCACTCCATTTCTCGCCCCACGGCAGCGTCACCCATTTCATGGCCGCTATTTCTTTTGGACTGTACGCACGTTTCATGACTTACTACTCTTTTTTCAATTTAGAGATGACCATCTTTATCAATACTTCCAAACCAATAGGCTACCAAGATGGCTATGATGGTCAGCCATGACGCAGAACAAGATGCAATCATTACGGGAAGAATACCATCAGGAATCAATTCCTTTCTCTTGAATATTACAATGGTAATCAGTATTGACATAATCAATACTCCTGTAAGATAAATAATCAAGTAAATCATAATCAATTACTGTTTAATGTTTCTTCGTAATACTTTTTTGCTATCTTCTCATCCTCCTTAAATCCTTTTACGATTTTTATTAGGCGGATAATAACACTTATAACGGCAGCTATAACAGCTCCACCAATATATATTAATAAGTAATTCATTTCTCATCCTTTCCTTTTCTAAGCTCTTTAATTAAGGCGTCTGCTTGTTCAACACTTAATTTTGCCGCATCCTCTAAAGTCATTTCATTTGGCATGAGAACAGCGACACATTCCTTTGCTATCTCATATCGCCTTTTCTCCCAGTCTGTCTCGTTTGCTTTTTTCATTTCACGATGGATGCCGATAACAGCATCCATTGCCTGCATTTCTATTTTTGTCATCATACTGTTGCCATTTTTAGTTTCTCAATTTCTGTATAGACTCTCCTTAATCCACCACGTGTCTTGCGTACAATCTGTGCGATATCTGCACCTTCAGGAGCGTTCACCTTTGCCACAATCCGTGCTTGAGTAGTCAGGAATGCCTCACGTTCTTTTCCGTCATCCGGGGTAACCTTGCTGTATCGGTCGCCATAACGACTAAGCATTTCGGTATATCCTACTTTCTTGCATTCTATCGAACGGTTTATCTTTTCCTTCAGACCGTCCGCGCCCATCATATACCACGCACAGCATCGTTCGGTAGCATTCCACAAAGCCTTCAGCTCCAGAAAAGCCTCATACTGTAAGTCGCCAGCTTCATCCAGAATAATGAGTGGATTATCAATAGACCGGAGGTAATACACAAGATCCTCGTAAACATCCGAATAACGTCCCTTGCTGTCAACACCGAACTCGGCGGCAATTTTACGCACCAGCTTCAGCTTTGTTTTTACCTGTGAGCAGTCTATGTAAACGGCGTTTTTGTGGTTCTGTACGTAATATCGCGCCGTGAACGTCTTGCCGATGTTCGGAATATCACAAAGGATGGCCGAGAGACTCGACTGCTGTGAAAACTCCAGCTGGGCGGTAATATACTCGAATGTGGCTGTCTTTGCAGCTTTCCATTCCATTTCACCACGCAGGTTCACGCCCAACCTGCGGGCAATTCCTATCCAGTTTGCATCACTAAGCACTTTATCGGTCTGCCCGTTTTTAACGGCACTGTACACCGAAGTGGTGATGCCAAGGGAGGCGGCATGTTTGGCGTCACTCGGATAATTGCCGCGGTTTGCGGCAATCGCCTCCATAATTCGTTTTTTCTGCGCTTCTGTAATCATAATCTGACGCTGTTATAATGTTATTCTAAAAGTCTTCTAATGCTGTTCGGGTGTTGCTTACATCCGGTATCCACTCGTCCGGCTCGTTTATGTTCGCCACAGAGGGCAATTCTTGTGCAAGTGAGGGCAATGGAGTTTGCTCCGATTGCCGGGCGAAGCCAAGAGTCGGAACTTCCAATTCGAGGCTTTCTGTTGGCTTTTCTTCTTCCGGCTGTACCTTCGCCACGCCAACCTTTTCAATGGCGTTGTCACGGACATATTTGCCGAAACTGCTGATTTTCTTCCTCTGTTCAATATAGTTCACCACATCTTCCTCTGTTTGTTCCGCAATTACACGGTTGTAAGTTTCAACCTTTTCTACTTTGTCTATAAACCGGTCCCCTTGGAAAATATATACATCCTGTGGTTGCCCGTTTTCGTCAGGTAAATAATAAGCAGTTACCTTGTAGTTATTCGTTTCCAGACGTTCAAGAACGGAAGTATCACTGAGCCACCAGTCTTCATAAGCCACACGCACTGTGGAGTTTCGCCGGATGCTTGTCTCTACACGCTCGCCAATATAGCGGCTTAAGGTCAGTTTGTCATACTTGCGGAGTGTCGGGTTTATGTTTGCCACCAAAACATCCCAACGTGTCATACCGGGATATTTTTTCTGGTTTGGATGCAAGCTGTTATTCCATTCGGCATTGTCTTTCTTGTCATCTGCCACCAACTGCTCATAACTGAAATATGCGGCATCCTCGTAGGTGTCATTATACTCGTCACTTACTTTCTTGCTTTCCACGCGCCACTTGCCTTTCCCGTAGAAACGACCGATACCGGCATGGTTCTTATGGATGATGCTGCGTTTCTTGGCTCCATTCAAAGGCTCTGCATATTTTTCCTGAGAATTTTGTGGGGCACAGAAATGGACGAAATTGAATGCAACACCGGCTTGTAAAAATCCCTCTTTATATTCACTCATCAAGTGGTTTTCAACCTCAATACCGGCCGGTATTCCCCAACCGTTTCGCTCGATGAGCCTGAACATGTCACGGAAACACTCTACGACAAGCATTTGGTCTTTCTTTCTTCCATAACTGGCACCTATCACACATTGGCTTACCACATCATAAGCATAGTACGCATGTATGCGTTGCTTGGTGTCTTTCAGCTTGCGTGTTAAGTCCACGTCATCCATGGTTATCTGCGACAAGCTGAACTCTCCGTTATGACGATGCACGTGTGGCATCTGCTCGTGCATGAAGGTCGTATATCCGGAAAGGGCATGCTCAAGGAGCAGCTTGTTATTAGGCTTGTTCAGTACGTTGTTGATGGTGCTTTCGCTCAATGATTTGGGCTCTCCGTTCTTGTCTGTCCAATCGTCAGGGTTGAACACCTCACCGGTATCATAATCCCAACACTCAAGCTCACCACAAACGAACGAAAGATACATCTCGTGCACATTGGTGTTGAAAGGCTTGTTTTCCTGTGCGGCAAGGCTTAGAATCAGCCGTTCTGTCTTATAGTCAACCTTTCTTGCACACTGATTGCCGAATTTTCCGCTGATGAGGCACTCATAACCGTATTGCTTGTATTCGTTTACTTTTTTCCTGAAACGAAGGGTACTTGCCGGTAGGTCATGCCCAAATTCTTCACGCAATGTTTCAATGGTCGTTGACATCATGTCCCAGTTGTATTTTTCGCCCATCAGTTTGCGGTAGTCACGGCTTCTGTTATATAGTTTGATACAGGTGTTCAGCACAGAGGCGTTCACCGCATATTTCCGGGCAAGTTCCGCTGTCGCTTTGTCACTGTGTTGGCTGGCTGCCCAGTTCGTAAAGAATACGACTGCAGCCTGGTCAAGTTCATAGTTCGATATGATCCAGCCACGCAACCGGACTTCATCGCCTCCAGGATAGACCTCATCGACCTTTTCTTTGTAAGCGGTGGGCAGACTATCGACAGCAACCAAGGCATAGCTCCCCGACGCACCGCCTCCTCGACGTACCACGTTGATACGACCGCGTGCAGACAGTTGCTTGTAGTTTGGAAGGGTCATAATGCCGCCATCCACAAGCTCCCGCGCCGAAATGCATAGTTTGTTGCCGTAATATTCCATATCCGCCTCCTCTTATCTTAAAGTCATCGCCCAGTCTTGAATTCCTGGAATGTCCCTGATGTCACCTACATAATCATAATGGCGTACATTCTCGCCGTTGTGGAATACGTCGCAGCTGCCGTCAATAAGAGAGAACTCCAGCAATACTCCGTTTGGTAAGTATTGGCGCATATAGCGGTCTGCGTCAAACAGTGTCTCTACATCTGGTATAACTGTCATTACTATGCCACCGCGTTCCATCGCCAGCTTGCGGATGCGTTTGGCCAACTCCGTGTTGCCACGCTTCTCGTCAAAGCGGATGGCGTTGTAAACAGTACGTTCCGTTACGCCAAACGCTTTCATGATAAATTCACGGTCTTCCTTTTTGATGTGGATGTACTTTTTCATATTCTTTCGTTTTTAATGATTTAATTCGTTATCTTTGTTGCGTTTTCAAAAATGTACAAGCTATGAAATATGTTATCCGAATACTGATTCCATCGTGCAGCGAACCCAACTATATCGAGAAATATAGGCGTAACCTAATAACGTTCTGCCGAATTGCTCAAATTCGCAAACCGGTACCGCAAAACTTGCCAACCGGGGATGCTTTCGTAATTGACCTAAAAGGTCTCTACGAACATACACAACTTCTGTGGCTCCACATACTGTCCGACCTTGCGGCATTGAACCGCCATTATAGCGTCGAACTCTTGTCTCTACCAGACGACTGGCCACCTCAAGAGGTTTACTGATTGCTTCTTTCATATCTCACTCATTTTAGTTGTTAAACTTAGTAGGGCGCGGGGAATCGAACCCCGTCGGCTGTCTTCTATATTCGTTTTCGCGTTCCAACTTTCCGGCCGTGCCAGCCGCCCTTTCCAACCCGTCTTTCCGGGCTGTCAGTTATCCGGTCAATCCTTTTGCCTTGACCTACCTTGTATCTTTATGCCATTACCCCTGATTGTCCAGTCGCAATCGTATGGGCAACTTTCCACATAACCCCTAATTATGTCCTTTACATGTGTCAGCGTACACTTCCAAAATTCCCAGCGGCACACTCTGCCGTCCGTGGCAGTCAGCATCACCGCCCAGACATCATTCCTGCATATCGTCGTTTCCATTTTATATCCTCCCTTTAAGCTCGTTTAATCCTTAATATTCGTTATTCTCGACCTTTTTTAGTATATTTGGCCGCTCGTTCTTCGTTGAACACGTTGCAAAGATAGTAGATAATTTTCAACCATCAAAATTTTAAAGGGATTATTTTCAACTTATGGGTACTATTTTATCAAGAATACAAGAAATAGCCTCTAATGAGGGAATAACAATCGGAGCTCTCGAACGTATAATTGGGGCAAGCAAAGGTGTGTTATCTCGTGCAATAAATAACGGTACGGACATTCAATCAAAATGGCTACAAGTTGTAGTTGAAAATTATCCCCAATATTCCGCCGACTGGCTATTATCTGGCAAAGGCAATATGCTCAAATCTCCCAGTTCTCCCAGCACTCCCATTGATGAACGTTCTACCGAGCCGGCCCATCATGTCCCCGAAGGTAACCGTGAGGGCATTCCACTTCTGCCCATCAGCGCAATGGCCGGGGCTTTTACCGATGACATCTCGGTCATGGAATATGAATGTGAACGATATGTCGTACCGGTATTCAAAGGTGCGGATTTTTTAATACCGGTTAAAGGATCATCCATGTATCCGAAATATTCTTCAGGAGACATCGTGGCTTGTCAACGCGTACCAATGTCAGACTTGTTCTTCCAGTGGAATAAGGTATACGTCATTGACACCAACCAAGGAGCATTGATCAAGAGGATAAAACCTGGAAGTACGCCAGATAAGGTTCTTATTGTATCAGATAACGAAAAATATGATCCTTTTGAGTTACCTATCTCTGCCATCCATGCAGTAGCACTTGTTATCGGGGTTATTCGTCTTGAGTAATTCGACGTGTATCCCTGTTACTCCAGATATATGGGTGTCCCCCCCCTCCTGATAGTCTAAGACACATAACAAAAGCTGGTTTTATGGGCTTTTAGAGGTAGTACAAATAGAAAACTTGTGGTTTTTATGGGGGGTGTATCGAAGTAAAAAACGCCCTCTTTAACATAATTATAGTATTTTTCCTATATCCCATAAGCCCCCCATAAAACCCACTTTTGTAACCCCACTTTCTTAAAAGTGTAACCCCACTTTGTAACCCCAGCTGTAACCCCACTGCAAAAAAAACAACTTCTTAGGCACAAAAAAAGGAGGTTCAACACCTCCCATAAAAGCATGCCAATAAAATGGCATTTTAATGGCTTTACAACGTTATTGCAATCATTCCTTAGTAATAGCCCCAGAGCCACCCGAAATAAGCGTAGATTGCTTTATTATAGCCTTTTTCGTGCATACGGTACCATTCCCGGATAGCCCGGCATGAAGCAGATAATTCTTTGTTGCTCCTACCTGGTCAGCTGTCAGAATGGTATAAACGGCCGATATGCTACTGAAATACCAGTCTTTGCGTTTTGTGCCCTCTATGCTATGCAGAAGGTGTACATGTATCACTTTTGCCATATTATTACGTTTTATAGCCGCAAATATACCAAATAATAGATATTTGGAATATATTTAGATATATCTTTTTTGATTTTGAGATAAAAAAACGGTATTCAGCCTCCCGGATCAATTTGCCCATCCGCATGTCTGCCTCCACGTAAGCCGTATGTAATCCTATTATAATGATCCGTAAACTATCGAAGCCTCAACATGCCCTAAAATTAAACCCAATGTAAGCCTATGTAAACGTTTCGTTTTAATCCGCCTTTCACACCATTTTCGCGTAACTAACTGAAACACAAAACAATCAAGCCATTTTCCGCCCAATCATCGTTATACACTTCGTTCTGTGCCCCATACTACATAATTGATAAACCTTTGTAGTTATAGACAGAAAACATATAACACAGAACAGAACATATATTTCTCCCCAATCCCTCCACTCCGTATTGGTAAGAATAATTATAAATGGTATTACAGCCCAAAATGTTCCAATACAAATCTTTCTAAAATTCCCAACAAAAAGTCTGACTCCCACACCTATGAAATAGTAGATAGCGCTTTTTGCACTTAAAAAAGGGGTATATTGCGATAGCAACAACAGAAAGATTGCTAAAATTATGTAACGAACATAAACTTCATTAGCCATGAGAGGTCCTTTTCTTCTAAAATTAAAAACCACATAATAGCATATTCCACATAATATCATCACTTTAAAGAACCAATATGGTCCTATCGAAGTTATGAATAATACATTGTAAAATGTTATAAAATCAAGAACCTTCACTCCATCTCTAACTGGTAAGTAAATAGAGACAACCATATAGCCACACACCATAATTACATATGGCAATATTATTCTCGTTAGATAAATACAAAATTCAGCTATGGATTTATCAACATTTACAAGGAAGCCTGTTATAACTAAAAATGTGGGCATCATAAATGCCAATATCATACTTTTCACATTTGTATGTAGGTCTCCAAAATGAACAATATGAACAAGTATTACTAAAAATATCAGTAATGCGCGTATAAAATCAATCAGTGAATTTCTGCTCATAAATAAGATTCTCCTTAATTCCGCAACACATATTGTTAGAAATAAATTTAAAATACTGAGTAATAAT